AGACGTTTGACTGGTTGCTCGATGGTAACGACTTCCGCAACTCTCCCGCGCCTATATCGTGGCTAATCAAGGGCTGGATGCAGAACAATAGTCTAATGATGGTTCACGGGCCATCGGGATCAGGCAAGACATTCTTGATGCTCGACTGGTGTCTGCGCCTGGCCGCAGTTGATATGGAGAATCGTGACTGGTGCGGACACAGAACCAAGCAAACGCCAGTGGCTTATCTGGCCGGTGAGGGCCACCACGGATTGCGAGGACGTATCGCCGCATGGCTCCAGCATCATGATGTAGACAGTATACAGATGTGGATATCCAAAAGCGGCACTGATCTAAATACTCACGAAGGCCTTGTAAAGGTAATTGAGAACATCAGAGCTTTGCCGGTTAGACCAAAGGTTATCGTTGTAGACACATTGCACCGATTTTTACTTGGCGATGAGAACTCAGCGCAAGATGCCAAGACGATGCTCGATTCGTGCGCCGTGCTAATGGAAGAGTTCGACTGTACTGTTATCCTGGTGCATCACACTGGCGTATCTGAAGAGGCACAGCACAGGGCCAGGGGATCAAGCGCCTGGCGCGGTGCATTGGATATCGAAGTGAGTGTGAAGCCAGGTAACTCTGATCGGCCAATTGAAATTGTGCAACGCAAGATGAAAGATGCCGAGATGCAAAAATCTAAATTCTTTGATCTCAAGCCAGTCACAATCAACGGTTGGCGTGATGAGGATGATCAATTGGTGTCGAGCGTTGTGCTTGATCCGGCGAATGAGCCTATTAGAGAGAACAAGAAAAGCTCAAAGGTTGCAGAGTTCAGAAAGCGATTTGAGCGCGCTTGGCATGCATCACATCGTGAGCGAGATGCAAAAGGTCGTCCATTTGTAGATAGGAACGCAATGCTTGATTTCTTAACTGGGCCTTTCATTGGCATGTCAGAGCCAGCCGCTAAAAAGGCATTACAAAAAGATCCATCACGCATGATTGGATGCTTAATTGATGGAGAAATAATCGTGCCATTTGGCAATGGATGGTCTGCAACTGACGCGGCAATGATCTTGGATCTTGAGTCGCAATGTCGATAAAGTGCTAATCTTGAGGACAAGACTTTATAATCAATATGTTAGAGGAGAAAAAGGACAGAGGACAATTGAGGACAAGACAAAATTGTCCTTTTGCGATCTCTTTAAAATCAATGACTTACAAGCAAAAAAAGACAAATGCAAGGACAAAATAATTGGAGGACAAGACAAGACATACTCTTTAGAGTATGTCTTTTGTCCTTTTTGTCCCCGAGATTTGCGAGTAGAATTTGAGCTGTGGATAACTTGTTGGAGTTAGAGATGAGTGAAGAAGTGAAAATGGGAAGGCCAACTGATTATACCGATGAGTTGGTGGATAGAATTTGCGAGGAAATTGCGGCTGGAAGATCGCTGAATAAGATTTGTAGCGATGAGTCTTGGAGTCCAGATAAATCTACGTTTTATCGTTGGATGTATCGGCATCCAGAGATCCGCGACAAATACGCGCGCGCGAAGAATGCGCAACAAGAATATGCGGCTGAAGATATCTTGGAGATCGCTTACGAAGCAACGCCTGAGACTTATAACGTGGCTCGATTGAAGGTCGACGCGCACAAATGGGTTGCATCAAAGCTATTGCCCAAACGATATGGAGAAAAACAACAGCTCGAACACACTGGCGAGTCTGGCGGGCCGTTGATCATCAAGTGGAAAGGTGAGAATGTCTAATTTTGATAAGTTTCTGTTCGTGATGGTAACTTGTTTGGTGTTAACTGTATTTGCGATGTTCGCGGACTTTTTGAGGTGGCATGCCTGAGATAGATATTCCTTACGAAGCTAGAGATGTAATGATGCCTTTTCACCGGCGCAAGCAAAGGTTCGCTTGCCTGGTGGCTCACCGAAGATGCGGCAAGACAGTCGCCGCGATAAATGACCTGATTCGAGATGCGCTCGTGACCCCGCGAGAGAATGTGCGCGTTGGTTACGTTGCGCCAACTTTTCGCATGGCGAAACAGATTTGCTGGGATTATGCGAAGCATTACACCCAGCACATCCCTGGCATAAAGGTCAACGAGTCCGAGCTGAGGATCGACTTTCCGAACGGCGCTAGGCTTCGATTGTTCGGCGCTGAGTCTGCCGAGTCGATGCGAGGTATCTATCTCGACTCAGTCGTGATGGATGAGCCAGCAGACTTTCCGGCCAACGTGTGGCCTACGATCATCAGGCCGACGCTTGCTGATCGTAGCACTCCAGATTCTCCAACTCGCGCCACATTCATTGGCACTCCGAAAGGTAAGAATGAGTTCTGGGAGATATTTGACAAGGCCAAGGATGATGGCGATTGGTATACCGCAATGCACAAAGCGAGCGAGACAAATATACTGCCGCAGGCTGAGTTAGAGGACGCGCTGAAGATCATGGGCGAGGATCGGTACGAGCAAGAGTTTGAGTGTAGCTTCGAGGCCGCAATCATGGGAGCGTACTACGGCACTGAGATGAAGCGAGCGACTGAAGAAAACAGAATCACGACTGTGCCATATGATAGATCGATGGGCGTTGTGACTGCATGGGACTTGGGCGTTGGCGACTCGACATCGATATGGTTTGCGCAATATGTCGGCGCTGAAGTTAGGTTGATCGACTACTACGAATCATCTGGAGTTGGCCTCGATCATTACGCTAACGTATTGCAAGACAAGAATTATGTTTACGAATCTCACATATTGCCTCATGATGTGCAGGTCAAGGAACTAGGCACGGGGAAATCCAGGCTTGAGACGCTAGATAATCTTGGAATTAGACCTGTCGAAATAGCACCGAACCTACGAGTTGACGACGGCATTCAGGCAGTACGATCCATGTTGGATCGATGCTGGTTTGATGAGAAGAAATGCAATCGAGGGATTGAAGCGTTGAGACAATATCAGCGAGACTTCGATGAGAAGGGCAGAACGTGGCGAGGTAGGCCAAGGCACGATTGGACTTCGCACGGTGCTGACGCAATGAGATACTTGGCCGTCGGCCATAGGCCGATGCAGACAAGCTGGGGCGAACCGATTAGGCGTAACTTGAAAGGTATTGTGTAATGGCTGGGCCATTAGGGATATTTAAGTTTTTGGACACAACGATTGATCCGAGAACCTACAATAAGTTAAAAAAAGGCAAGGAAGCGGTCGATCGGCTAAAGTGGACTGAAAACACTAGCCTTCAACCAGAAATACCTGCGCGAAAAAGTATTGAAGAATACGTCCAGAAAAATAAAACAGTTCCAATTATTTCATCTATCGTTGATAGGTCAAAAACGGATGCCATAATTGATAGTGTGAACGACATTCCGCTATCAAGACCTGTTAATGTTCAAGGTGGCACAGACTGGATGTTCAGGGATCCAGAAAAATTATTTGCGAACCAAGAGGCAATTGCAAAAAGACATTTAGATGTTGCTCGCGCCGTAAGAGATAAATACGGAGTTGATCCATTGTTTGCTCCAAATTTAATGTCCCCAACAGGCGGAGACTTTGCAACGCATTCAGCAGAATTAGCTATGAGCCATGCGTTTGAAAGATTAGGCCCTGCCGCAAAAAAAGAATTAGATAATCTTATTAAAAGTCGTGGATTTGATGTTCAGAAAACTAGGCCTTTGCCGGATGGGAAAAAAGAAACATACACGAAAAATTATAAGATAGACGACTGGTACGGAATAGATGATCCAAGATCAGTACAACAATTGCGAGATGCGCCTGCTGATCTAAGAAAAAGTATTGTCACTAAACTTGGAACCAAAAACTTTCTTGAATCAGAAGGATTTTTGTCGCCTGGAGAGATCAGAACAATCATTACTGCAGATGATCTTAGGAATGCTCGTGATAGCACGTTCACAAACATTGGAATATTTAATACTGCTGGAGAGCTTACTCCAGCCAATCACTGGAGTTATTCAACAGCGTTTCCAGGCAAAGGCGATGCGCCATTAATTGAGGCTGGAAATATAGGAATACTTGATTTTGATACATTGCTGAAAGCTGGAGCGAAAGATGCATCTGGAAACATTCCAATTGTTCCGTATACAAAAGCTGACGGAAATCCAAGAATAATTGCTGATCCAAGAAATCCAACTAATGCTGATCTTACTGCTATTGGTAGGAATATTAGCGTTGGAGAATTAAATGAGGCGCAATTAGAGAAATGGAAATCAGCAGGATTGCTTGGAGTGATGGGGCTTGGTGGCGCTGGTGCGGCATCGGCAACAGAGATTCCTGAGTTCTTGGATCGCATATACAATCCGCAGAACCATAAGTTCATCATGAATGATGACGGCTCAATATCTACGCATTTGATGGCGGCCGAAATGGACAGCGATGGCAATTGGTATGTGTTCCCGCTAATTCAAGAGGATGCCGATGGCAACTTAAACGATTACAGGAACGACTTTGACACCGCGATGGAAAAGGCCATTACAAGTGGCAACTTCTTGCCGTTTGGTCAAAACAAAGATGCGGCGTTAGAGTTCAGCAAAAATTACAAGCAAGGAACGCCGCTCGAAGATTTCAATCCGATGAAGCCAACTACTGAGCAGAATATAGAGTCGAGGTTAAACACTCCAAGACGTGATGAAGTAACTCCGATTAGAAGAAATGCGGCTTTAGGTCTTATTGCAGATGCATTTAAACTTGGCAAAGATGTTTTGAACGATATGCCAAATTTAAAAGCCTTAGTTGGGCAAGCATTTAGAGATGTTGGATTTGGGGCAGAAGTAGTCGGCGCAGAAGGAAGAGAGCCAGTTAAGGTAGAAGGAACATTGCCTGCTGGAAATATTCAGTTTGGATTAGCTCCAGAAGGATATGATAATTTGTCTTACGGTATGAGACCTACCGATGAGCAATTATTAGATATGGCATTACTTGGCTTGGGAGGCATAGGTAATTTGATAAAACCAATTAAAGCGTTGCGAAAGGTAAGATAGAACATGGGAATTCTTGACGAAATTATTTCTAAATTAAGAGGCCAGCCAGTTGAGCCTAATTTTAATGTAGAGCCTGATGGCCCACCGTCTCAAAATATTGCTCAAGCTCCAATAGTGAATAAAGGATTATTAGACATAGGATCTGCGCTTCCTGAGCAACAATTGCAAGATGACAGGTATAAGAAATCCAAGATTAGAAGAGTTGTTGCTTCGAGGCCTGGCGAGACTGATTATGAGCTAGAAAATGGCGTTATTATTACAACAACTGGTGTTGTATCTGATAGGACTAATAATCCTGGCAACATAACTGTGCCACAATATTATCCAAATGATCCTCGTAAATCGTTTGAAAAAGCAAAAAGAACATTATCTTGGTTTAAAAATGCAGTTGATTTTATTGGCCCATTTAAAGAGCAAACAAAAGGCGGCAAAGATGTATTTCAGTATTATCCTGTTTATCAAGACCAACAAGATGGCAATGAGGCCGCAAGATTTCTGCTAACCAAAGGAAAAGCTTACAAAAACAAATCTATCAAGTCTGCTCTTGCTACTTGGGCGCCGCTAAAAGGTGATGATACTACTCAATACACAAATACTATTGTTAATGAAATTAACAAAAACGTACCAAAAGGTCAAAAAGTTACGGAAAATACGCTTATCAAAGATTTGAGCGATGTTCAAATGAAATACTTTCAAGCTGGCATGAAAAAGCAAGAGGGATCTGGAGCCAAGCCGCTTCAATCATTTGTTAAAAGTGCTGGAAGAATGCAACAAGAAGGTTTGATAGGTAAAGATCAAATGAATGTTTTAGATATGCTCCCTAGGAATTTTTAAATGACAATAACAAACTACTCAACTCTACAATCGACGGTTGCAGACTTCCTAAACCGTAGCGATCTGACTAGCGTCATACCTACGTTTATTCAGTTGGCCGAGGCGCAAATTAACCGCGACGTTCGGCATTACAGCATGGAGGCTAGGACTTCTGCCCAGCAGGACGCAGGAGACGAATACATGCAAGTGCCATCGGACTGGATCGAAACTATCAGGATGCATGTACAAGGCACTGGAACCACAACGCTTGACCTAATATCCAGAGCCTCCATGTCTGATAAACGAGAGGGAGCTGAGGATATGTCAGGCAGGCCTGAGTATTATTGCCATGCAGATGGCCAATTTCAGCTATATCCAACGCCAGATGCCGAATATACTATTGAGCTACTTTACTACCAAAAAGTGCCTGATTTGGCTTCAAATAGCACAAATTGGTTGTTAGATGACGCTCCAGATGTATATTTGTATGGAACGTTAATGCATTCTGCTCCATACTTGCAGGAAGATGGTAGGGCAACGGTTTGGGCTTCTCTTTATTCTGCGGCAGTTCAGCGTTTAAATGAGAGTTCGGAAAGATCCAGGTATTCTGGTTCAGGTTTAACACTTAAAGTAAGAGGACTAGGCTAATGAGTTTTTCAAATTATTTAGAAACAGAGCTTTTGGATCATGTATTTGCAAATGCGGCTTACACATCTCCAACAACTGTTTATGTAGGGCTATTCACATCAAATCCAGATGAGGACGGAAGCGGAACAGAG